CCGGCAGCGCCCGCCAGAGCGGCGTTTGCAGCACCGCAGCAAGCGCACTGATTCGCTGGTGCTGGCCGGCGGGCGCTGGATAGCCACCCACCCCGAGCGCAGCGTGCGCGGCTACCACATCAGCGCCCTCTATGCGCCAATCGGCCTGGGCCCAAGCTGGCGCGATCTGGCCGAAGACTGGAAAACCGCCGTCAAATCCCCCGGCACCCTGCGCACCTTCGTCAATACCCACCTCGGCGAATGCTGGGAAGAGCAGGGCGACCAGGCCGACCCGGTCAGCTTGCTCTCGCGCCTCGAAGAATTCGAAGAAAAGCCAAAGAGCCTCGCCCGCACCGGCGGCGTCGACGTCCAGAAAGACCGACTCGAAGTCTCCATCGTTGACTGGGATCTCGGCGAAGAAGCCTGGCTCATGGATCACATCATCGTCCCCGGCGACACCACCAAGCCGGAAGTCTGGGCGCAGCTTGACGAAGAACTCGCCAGCTGGGCGCCGGAATGCGTCGCCATCGACTCCGGTTACAACACCAGCATGGTCTATGCCTACTGCGAAAAGCGCCGCTGGGCGCTCGCCGTCAAAGGCCGCGCCGGCCCTGGTGTGCCCATCGTCGAAGACGAAAAAGCCCGCCGCCAGCGCCTGCGCCGGCAACGCAAAAAAGGCATCACCGTACACATCGTCGGCGACGACCAGGCCAAAGCCCTGATCTACAGCCGCCTGAAAATCACCGAGCGCGGCCCCGGCTACATCCATTTTCCCAGCCACCCCAGCTTCGACGACGAATACTTCGCCCAGCTCACCGCCGAAAAGCTCGTCACCAAAATGCGCGGCACCCGCCCTTATGTCGAGTGGGTCCAGACGCGCCCGCGCAACGAAACGCTCGACTGCCTCAAATACGCCCTGGCCGCGCTGCGCCTGAGTGGGATCGACCTCAAAGCGCGGGCTGCCAAAAAGCAACTCGACGCCGCCCAGTTGCCCCATAAATCACGCCCGGCAACCCACCCTGCATTCCCCAAACCCAACATTGGATGGTAGCCCCGTGGATTTTCTCGCCTTCGCCCTTGACCTGGTAGCCGCCGAAATGAACATCCCGCGCGAAAACTTCCAGCCGCTCGAACGCAAACTGCGCCTGGAACGGGGAGGTGATCGCCACTACATCGCCAGCGCCGTCGCCATGGAAGTCCAGGAGCGCCACGCCGCCATCTGGGACGCTTTCAAAAAAGGTCAGACCCCGCGCCAAATCTCCGAATGCCTTGGCATCTCACAGCGCCGTGTGCAACAAATCATCGCGCGAACTCCCATGCCTTAAACGTTTCGCGCCCGGCGCGTAAAAGGTGGCATGGCCACTACCGTACCCACCTCCATCCCGGCAAGCGTGCGCGCCGGCGATACCGTCACCTGGTCGCGCAATTTAGCCGACTACCCGGCCTCCGCCGGCTGGGACATCACCACCACCCTGGTGAAAGCCGGCGCCAAAATCACCATCGTCTCCGCCGCCGCCGGTGACCTGCACCAATCCACCGTCGCCGCCGCCATCACCGCCACCTGGGGCGCTGGCAACTACGCCTACCACGAGCGGGTCAGCAATGGCAGCGAATCCTACAGCGTCGGCAGCGGCCTGCTCGACATCCTGCCCGACTACGCTGGCACCAGCCCCGGCGGGCTCGACGCCCGCTCCCATGCTCAGCGCACCCTGGCCGCGCTCGAGGCATGGATCGAAGCACGCGACATCGGCGTCGCTGAATACGAAATCGCCGGGCGCCGCCTGAAAACCATCCCCATCCCGGATCTGCTCAAGCTGCGTGACCGCTATCGCCAGGAAGTGCGCGCGCAATCCGGCAGCAATGGCAGCGGCCGCTCCGGTCGCATCTATCTGAGGTTTTAATGGGCATCGTCCAACGCATCACGCAGGCCGTAAAAGCCTTTCGCCAGCCCGCGCAAGCGCGTGGCTTTGCTGCCGCCCAACTCAACCGCCTGACCTCGAGCTGGCAAGTCACGCAAGAGAAAATCAACGACGAACTCAAAAACGACCTCGACGCCCTGCGCAACCGCTCCCGCTCGCTTGAAAACAACAACGATTTTGCGCGAAATTACCTCGATATCGTCGAAACCAACCTGATCGGCCCAGACGCCCCGCGCCTTGTCTCGCTCGTTGATAACGCGCCGGGGTCCCCCGACGACGGCGCGCGCATCGCCATACAAAACGCCTGGGCAGAATGGTCGCAGCGCGACATCTGCGAAGTCTCCGGCGGCTATTCATTCGCCGAAGTCTGCCAAACCATCGCCCGTGGCACCGCCCGCGATGGAGAATGCCTCGTCCTGCCGATAATCGGCCCGGAATCCGGCAACAAATACAACTACGCCCTGCGCATCATCGACGTTGATCGCCTCGCCACCTGGCACAACCGCCTGGCCGGGCAGGGTCAAAACGCCATTGTCGCTGGCGTCGAAGTCAACGCCCACGGCAAGCCGGTCGCCTATCACTACACCACCGGCTCGCTGCACAACAGCAACCGCAGCGCTCAGCGCGTCGACGCCTCAGCCGTGCTACATCGCTTTATCAACACCCGGCCCGAGCAACGCCGTGGCATCCCTTGGATGCACGCCAGCATGCTATCCATGCACTACGCCGGCGAATTCGCCCTATCGGCGTTGATGGCTGCCAAACACGGCGCCGACCACCTCGGCTTTTTCGTCACCCCGGATGGTGCTGCGCCCAACCTTGGCAGCGAGGCCAGCGACGAATCCGGCGCCCGCATCACCACCAGCGCGCCCGGCACCTGGGACACCCTGCCCGATGGCACTGACGTCCGCGTCGTGGACTCCAAATACCCCAATGAGGTTTTTGGCCCGTTTCTAAAATCCGCATATCAGCGCATGGCCAGCGGCCTGCCGGGCGCCAGCTACCCAGAACTGTGCAACGACTACGAAGCCGTTAACTTTTCCAGCATCCGCGCTGCCGTGCTTTCGACGCGCGACGAGTGGAAGAAAAAACACAAATGGTTCGCCGCTGCCTGGCTTGAGCCAATATTCAAAGAATGGCTGCGCCAGTCGCTATTCAATGGTGCCATTGCCCTCGCCAACGGCAGCCCATTGCCCGTCGTAAAAATGGACAAATTCGCCGCCCACGCCTGGCAATTCCGTGGCTGGTCATGGGTCGACCCGCTTAAAGACATCCAGACCGCAAAAGAAGGCATCGACCTCAAGATCACCAGCCGCACCCGCATCGCCGCCGAAATGGGCCGCGACATCGAAGACGTTTTCGACGAGCTACAGCAGGAAGAAAAACTGGCCGCCAAATACGGCCAATCGCTGGCCCCGCCGCCGCAGCCCCTTGCCAATCCAAACGCCTGACCCCGGCATCAATTACAGGAGTTACCCGCATGAAAATACAAGTACTAAGCACCTTTCTCGACGGCACCGACCGTTTCGAAAAAGACGACTGCCGCACCGTCGACGATGACCGCGGCTCCCGTTTTGTCGCAAATGGATGGGCCAATGATGTGGATGGCCGCGTGGCAACGGGTAGCGAACAAACCGCTGAAACAACGCTTGATATTAAAAACGCCGTGATGGGGCAGGAGGTGCGCCATGGGTAAGTCCGTACATGACGACGTGCTCGACGGCGCGTTCAACATCATCAAGAATAACTGCACGCGGCAGGTAGCCTGCTCGGCCCAGCCGACAACCTACACCGAAGGCAACGCCACCTATGCGCTGGCCGACGTCACGATGGCATCCGGTGACTTCACCAACGCCAACGGCGACACCTCCGGGCGCAAGACGACGGTGGCGGCAAAGAGCGGTGTGCTGATTGATGCCTCCGGCACAGCGACCCATGTCTGCCTACTCGATGTGACGAGTTCCAAGCTGCTCTACGTCACTACTTGCACATCGCAGGCAGTCACGGCGAACGGCTCCAATACCGTCAATTTCCCGGCGTGGGACATTGAAATCGCGGACCCGACCTAATCATGACACTACGTGACGAAATTCTGACAGGCCCAAAAGCGGCCGAGTGTGCGCCGTTTGTTGTCACCAACGACATGCCGAAAGACCCCGGCTACATGGCGAAGGATAAGGCGGTTGCGGACATTCTTAACCAAGGTCGTGCGCCGAAGATCATCAAGCGCGAAGTCGGCGACGGTCTTATCTCGCTGGCCCTTGGCGTGCCGGCTGGCCCGGTATTCCTGATGCAGCTTGAAATGCTGTCGAACCTGCCAGTCACGCAGGAAACGCCGCTTGAGCAACTGGCCCAGATCGCCGTGGCGCGTCAGGCGTGGCGCTCGCTGATCAAGGGTGGCTTCGATGTCGGTGATATGACTGTTCGTGCCGGGCTGGATATGTTCGTCGGCTCGTTGCTCACGGCAGAGCAGGCATCGGCCATCAAGGCACTGGCTGAATCACCCGATATCGTCACCGCCGCCGATGTGTCCCGCGCACTGCGAGTGGAGGTTTAATCATGGCTGGCTCAATCAATCAAACGCAGGTCCAATGGTCGGCGGCTGATTCAGTCTCGCTCTCGACCAATAGCGTCGTCGATTCTGACGCTGTATCTGTCAATGCCGAAGATGACAGCGGATCGGTGCAAATCTCCGTCGACAACTCGGGAACTCCGGCCAGCGGTGATGTTATTGATATTTACGTCAAGTGGTCGAATGGTGATGTGCTCGGCGACTCGTCGGACGACTTCGATACCTCGGAGCATGCCGAATGGCTGTGCCGTCTGGATACCTACGCCACCAACACGCCCGGCGAAGACCCGGCACGTAAGACGGTTCCACTACGTGTACGCGGTAAAAAGGCGTTCAAGATTGCTGCCGTTGCTGCTCAAGGGGCATCCCGCGCCGTCACGCTGCGCGTTCGCTACGTCGGCACTCGCGGGCAGTAATCCATGCTGATTCCGCGCCGCACGGTAAGGACTAGCCAGCCGCAGCACCAGACCATCGTTA